TTAAATGACCAGTTTTTTATACTCTTTTCCTCGAGTGTCATTATATTTATTCGTCATGATTACACTGGAGTGCCCAAGTAAAACTTGAGTGTCTATACCTTGCTCGCGATAAAGCCGCTCCGATAAAGATCGCTGTTCGTGGAAGCTCGGTGCCGTGCCGTTTTTCTCCCACTCGTACGCGACGCTATCTCTCGCTTTGCTAAATGCGACAGTTAAGGTTGCCGGTTTAACCATGCCGCCCCGCTTGGCTTTCCCTTTAGCGTGGTGATGATGCAACAAGTAAGGGCTCAGAACCTTGTCGCGGCACGAGGAGATCACCTCACCGAGCGAGATGCCAAGTGCGTTACAGCGTAACTCTAAAGGAATAGCCAGCTTGTATCCGGTCTTGCTTTGCTCGATACACAAACAACCTTCCTGGATGTCAGTAAACTTCATGTTGCATATATCAGACAGGCGCTGCCCGGTGATAATGGCGAGCTGCATACCGCGCTGAAGGAAATAATTATCTTTTTCTGCCGCGTTAAAGATAAGCATCCACTCCTCGAAAGTAAGCCTTTGCCGGCTGATCTTTACGTGGGGCTTCTTGCTGGAAAGCGCCGGGTTGAATCCAGGCGGGACTTCTCCGACTTGCTGCGCTTCCTTAAACACATCGATCGTAACCTTCCTGAAAATCTGCCCCATCCTGTTATGTCCCTTCTCTTTATAATCCTCCAGAATCGAAACAATATCCTTTACGGTAATCTCATCCAGCTGGCGTGGCCCCAAAGATTCCTCAAGAACCTTTAACGGTGAGGCCTTTTGCTTGAATGTATTTAGCTTAATCTCGCCTTGTTGCAGCCGCTCTTCCTGAAGCTTTCTGTACCGGACCAAATACTCGCTGATCGTTGCGGCTCCGCCCAGGCGCTTGTTGATGTCATTTTTAGCGCGGATCAGATGCCTCATTTTTTGTTCGGCTAAACGGCTGTTAGCTTCAATGGCAATTTCTTTGGCGGTACTTTCATCGGTGCCGAGGCCGTGAAATTTCCCAGTAACAGGGTGCTTATACCGCCAGTAAACTTTTTTGGTGCGCGAGTCCAGAAAACAGGAAAGGCCTGGTATAGATACGTTATGTTTCCGAGGTCGCGCCATCTTCTAAAATCCTCCTCAGGAGCGGGTGATCCTGTTTCTTTATCTCTGGTTCTGCTGATAAGCCAACGAACCGGGCCGTGACCTCGACGCGCCAGCTTTTTCCCACTTTGCATGGGGGCGGTGAAATCATGCCGTTCTTGGCGTATTTGCAAAGGGTGGATGTCCCGGGTACCGGCTCTCCAAATTCGCGCTTTGCCCATTCAGATAATAGAACTAACCTGGACATTATCTTCTCCAGATAATGGCCCTTTGCAGGGCCAAAAGGTGAATAAAAGAAATCAGATTGCTGTCAGGCGTTGCCAGATAGCCGATACGTATTTGACCTGGTGGCGGGCGTCGGCCAGGGCGTTATGCTGATCGCCTTCAAAAGGGATGTCGTAGCGAGCATTTAGCCCAACCGCTTTACCCAGCTCAACGACGGTTCGCACATCACGGTAGTTCCAGTGCGGGATCGGGAAGGGCGTGTCGGCTAACTCAAATGCTGCCTCCAGAAGAGAGCAATCAAACGAACTACCATTTCCCCAGAGCTGCACATTCTTAGAACCGTTGGCTGCGTTTTCAGCGATGAAGTCGAGAAGCTGCTCAAGCGCTTCTACCAGGCCGACCGTATCATCCACCACGATTGCAGATCGTGCTTCAGGCGATTGCTTCAGCCACCAGAGAATAGTGCTGGCGTCTGGTCTGGCCCCGAATGACATCGACGATTCCAGATTAATCACCTGATAATATTCAGCACCGGTCATTCCGCTGGCCGGGTCAAAGAATACGGCCCCCACTGAAACGATCGGGGCACCCGGTTTTTTGCCCATGGTTTCGAGATCCACCATCAGGTGCGTGAACATGATTTCCGAGTTTGAGGTATCAGCCCCTAGCGCCTCCAGGTGCTCTTTCAGACCCGCTTCCATCACCGTATAGGTTGCATCGCCAACCGCGGCGCCACAGTCAGGGCAACCGCCGCCACCTTCGGTACCACAGCCAGTGCAGATGGTTTCCGCTACGGCATCTGTTTGCGCAGCAGTTGCATCAGCGCTTTCGCCTGCTGGAACCGCGCCAACACTTTCTCCTTTCGCCGGGTTAGTCTCTTCCATCTGCACATCGCTGGTGGTCTCCTCATTAACAGGTGAACGGTCATCATTTTCTGGTTGTTTTTCGTTCATCAGACCATCGATGGCGAATACGCCTCCGCCGAGGTTCGCGACCTGAGGCTGGCTGGTAGCACCTGCCCACATAGGCAGGGCCTGCGTTTCAGCTTCATCTTTACCAGCAAGTTTTTGCTCACCGGCCTCTACCCATTTCGGCAATGCGTGTTGCTCAGCAGCCAGTTGTTGGTTGACTTCGCTTTCCCAGCTCACTTCTGGGGTGTGGCGTGCCGCCGCCAGCATTTCCGCTGTAGGATGCTCATGGTCGGTTTCGGTAAGGTTTGCGTGAATGTGTCCGCGAATATGCTTAGGCTCGAAATGAATCCCTTTAAAAGCGCTACGGATCAGCGCAAAAATTGCGGCGCGAGAATAATCCAGAATGCCGGGCGTTGCGCGCAAAGCTTCAGACCATTCTTTAAACGGACTGTGATTAGCTGCGACGATAGCTTGCGCCTCGCGGAAAACATCGCTTGGAATGTCATAAATATTGAAATCGGCTGACAGGGTTGCCAGTGCAATCTCAGTATCGAGACCGTCCAAACTGGGTTTGTAGTTAGGGGAGCGATCGGTCTTAACTCCGCCGCCCGGCTGTGCTACCGGCACCTCAGGTTCAGCAGCTGCGTCTGGAATCTCACTCTCCTGCCGCTCGCTGACCGAACGGATAGGCATAAGCTCAGTCGCTTCATTGAAATTTGTCGTCATAGTTCGGTTAACGAACTCGAGGTGTGCAACTGGAGTCAGGTGAATATTCTCTGGTGCGATGCGCACCAGGTTAAAAATAGCCGTGCGGTTAACCGCCAGAACGCCGGGCTGGTTGCGCAGAATGCTGCTCCATGATTTCCACGGCTCTTCTTTTTTCGTCACGATTTCTTTGGCGCGACGGAGAATGCTGACCGGGATTTCTCGATGGTTGAAGTCCATTGGCAGCAGGGCGCTGGCGATCTCCAGATCGAGGGTCTCCAGGGTGTGGTTTGCGCCTTCGCCGCGGTCGGTGACATACCCGCCGTCGGCATTGGTGCCAGCATCTGTGCGCTGCACGAGATTAATGCGGTTACCCGCTGCCCATTCGCGCGTCAGGATCCCGCGATCGATATATGGGGTGGCTACCCAGGCTTTCGTGAACTGTAAAAGTAACGCCAGCTCATGACGTTTATCCATGCTGAATACTTCTCGGATCGCTTTTGTGTAGCGCCACAGGTCTTTGGTGTCATAAGCCTTAACTTCTGCGAAATTTTCTGCGGCCAGAAGCAGGTTCTGGACATATCCGTTATCCGTGTCCATTTCCATTAAGTGAAGATCCGCGTTGTCTTTGCGGCTGATATGATGGCGCAGTTCGTCAGCTGTCAACTGAGCCAGGAGCTGTTTGCGGAATGACATTTTGCAAACGGGATAATGAGCGCCCCCGTCATCATGCTTACTGATCCTCAGGCCATGCTCAAACAAGTTCTCAGGTTCTTCATTGGTTGGAAGTTTTCCGCTCTTCCAGTCGTCAACCAGCTTATTACGCTCGTCAGCTTCGGCTTTAATCCAGCTCGACATGAAGGCCGCAAATAACTCGGGTTCGTGTTCTTCGCCCTGAGGGAAAACTTCTTTGACGGCCTGCACCAGTTTCCACTCAGCATGCAGGCTGAGATCGCTAATATCAGCAACGTCATTTTTGGCCTTCAGGACACACTGGAAGTAAACATTTCCCTCATCGGTTACCAGTTCGTTGGCGACGATGTGCTGCTCCTGGCTGATTTCCGAAAGGTATTTGTCACCCAACAGATGAACGGCGAAGCGGACAGCCGGGGTGCGATTTTCAAGCAGGGAGGTGCTGCCCGCGTCAACGGCATCAGTGGAAGTTAATGGCGCGGCTGGGATATTCGCGCCGCTGGTGGTGTTCGTGGCGACGATGGCTTCGCTCTGAGAAGCGGTGCCGGGAATCACGTTCCAGGTGCGCTGGTCATCGGCCAGCTGATAGCGCTCACACCAGGTGTAATCGATGGTGCTTTCTTCCGGCAGATCATTGAAAACCGGGAAATCGGTGCGGACAGGTTTCAGGTATTCTTTGCCGCGGCCGGTTTCGATGCCAGCGTCCTCCAGCTCGACATCCAGTTGCAGCGCTGCGCGCGATTCGGTTTTGGCTGTAAACCACAGAACGCCGTCAGGTTTTCCAGATTTCTGGGTTGCCTTAATATGATAAAAAAATTCCATCTTGGTGCCTCATTTGGGTGTAAGATACCCAACAGCTGATGATCGCCGCCTTGGGTAGTGGTCATTGGTCAAAACTCGATTCCGGAAAGCTTTGGTCGGCTGACCGGGTACTTAACCCGCCTTGCGCGGGTTTTGTGCTTATTGGACGCTGGTTTTTTTCGCCAGCTGGGAGACAAGTACGCCATCAAGCGCATCCAGCACAGGGTCGAACGCGGTGTTCGACGGGATCTTGCTTACTGCGCGGATTACTGCTGAAACTGAGATATCTCCTTCACGCAGGCTGTAACCACCTCCGGGCCCTCTGTGCGAGGTGACCAGGTTGCCGCTGCGCAACCGCTTGAAAATTTGCTCCAGATAAGAAACCGAGAGATTCATTTCTTTACTCAGTGTGGCGAGCGGTACAGGCGTTCCGCGGTAGATTCTTTCCAGCACTGCAATGGCCTGGACAGATGCCATCACTCGTTTCATTCCAAATTCCATAGTGGATCCCTTCTGGGCCAGTCAGGCCATTGGTCAAAACTCGATTAAAAATGTAACGCTGGCTGTTGGTCGTCAGCCGATTTGTATGGGTAACACTGTCCTTTCACGTGCTGCTCTGCGGCAGCTGCTTCACAAATCGCTTCGGTTTTATAGAGACCGAGCATGATGTCTGAGCATTCCCCGGTGAGGGCGCAGACTGGAATGATTAAGGCGAAGAGCATGCTCATGCGCTGGCTTCTGGATTGCCTTTCTGCGCCATGAAGTAGCAGAACTTGCGGATCAAGACTTCAACGATGTTAAGGCGAATGGCCTGCTGTTTTACGGGGTTACGTGCATAGTCGATCATGGTTATCTCCTTATTGCCATTTACGTCTGGCCGACGGAACGGTAAAGCCTGCTGCGCGATTGCTTTTGTCATCTCATCCGGTGTTTCGTATGCCGCCGGCAGCTACTTCGTGGGCGTCCTGCCTGGATGACTTCTGGATAGAATACTCACAGAGCGTGAGATATTTGTCAATCACAATAGGTGAGTGTCGAGAGCAAAAAAAAGCACATCCCATTAATGGCTAATGGAATGCGCTTAGTAAAATTGAGACGAAAGACTTTTAATTCAGCTCTTTATTCGTTATTTGGCTTAAAACGACCTCGTAGATATTTTTCTACGTACTCATCAATTTCTTTTAGCCTGACCTCAAACAAATCAAGCATACGATCCTGCTCAGTATCAGGTAATTGCTGAAACATGTTTAGCATGCGTCTCTGCTTCTCAGGCAGCTCTTGTCCGGTGTTTACGGTATCGCCGAACATAATAAAACTAGGCGTGGAATCCAGATATCTGGCTAATGTAATAGCATCATCAGGACCGATATTTCTTGAACCGATCTCATAGTTAGCAACACGCGAAGGAGTAGACCAGCCACACAGTTTTGCTAACTGAGCTTGGCTCATCCCTTTATCAACCCGTAGGTTGCGTAATCTTTCACCGATAGTTTCTGCAAGTGTCTTCATGGGCAAATTTTATCACGCAGGGTGATTTGTTGTTACTCACGTGTTGTCATTGACATCAACTTCACGATGTGTGAATAATGCAGCACTCACATCGGAGAACTTTATGAACTTTATTTCCAAGTACCGTAAAAAGGGTGGTTTATCTCAGCAAGCTTTGGCCGTCCAGATTGGATGGGGGCAATCTAGGCTCGCAAATTATGAGGTAAACACTCGAACCCCTAGCCTCTCTGATTCCAGGCTCATTGTTTCTGCACTAAATGAACTAGGTGTTCAGTGCAGCTTGGATGACGTATTCCCTCCAAATGAAAGCGAGGTTTAGTCATGCAATCACTAACGTTTGATCATCTTAACCGGCAGAACACCGCTCCGCTGAAAACCCGAAATCAGATTGAGCATCGTCGCCGGGACTCAACACGCCATCGCGCGATCCTGTCTGCCGTACGTGAGTGGGAGGCAACTATCCCGGGTCAGGCGCAGGACGTTGTTACGCAGCTGGTGGCCGAACAGTGGGCAAAGGAGGGCGGAAGAGGGATCACTGTGAACAAACAGAACCTTTATCGCTACCTGAAAAACGAAACCAACTCCGGCAAATACACGGCCTATGTCATTCAGCTCGCGACCGCGATCGGTACCGCCATGCCGATTGAGATCGCCAGAAAATACGGTCTCCGTCAGGGTAAAACCGATATCGAGTTGGTGGCTGAGGCGATTAAAGAGACCGGCGAGCACCACCAGGCAAAATTGTTGGGTCTCCCGAGCAAGAAGCAAGCGAAGGAGGGATTTGAGAACCTCTTGGCTAACGCAGCACTTTTACCCGGTGAGCTTGCCGGGGTGATGATTGCTCATCTCCAGGCACTAGCACCACTTTTTACGTAATCGAGTTTTGACCAATGACCACACGTCCCGGTGCGCCGGGCAACAGGAGTAAACATGGCAGCGCTGCCCTATATGCAACTCTACATTGCTGATTACCTGGCGGACACCATGCATCTGTCTACTGAAGAGCACGGCGCTTACCTGCTGCTGATGTTCAATTACTGGCAGACAGGAAGACCCATTCCTAAAAACCGGCTGGCAAAAATCGCACGGTTGAGTAACGACCGTTGGAACGCCGTTGAGCCTTCGTTAAAAGAGTTTTTCAACGATAACGGTAGCGAATGGTCGCAAGAGCGAATTGAGCGAGATCTGGAGGCTGTAAAAACCTCACTCAGTCAGAAGTCCGCAGCAGGTAAAGCATCGGCACAGGCAAGAAAAGCCAAAAAAGAAACGAAAGAGCAACGGAGTGACAACGGGTGTTCAACGGGTGTTGATGCTCCGTTGCAACAGGAGGACAACGGAAACCCAACTAATAAAGATACAGATACAGATACAGATACAGATCTAAAAGAAAACCCAGAGAGAGAGGAGCGCGAGCAAAACGAATTTTTGCCACCGTTTGGAAAATTCCCGATCACCAACGACTGGACCCCAGGAGCTGATTTCGTAGGACAAGCTGCGCTATGGGGCATCAACCTTGGCGAGCGTCCGGGTTATACCGCTGTAGAGCTGCAGCAGTTTCGTGATTACTGGCAATGCGAAGGGAAAGTTAAACACCACATTCAGTGGGAGCAGACCTTTGCATCCAGTCTGCAAACATCTCGTGCTAAAGCGGCCGCTCAGGCGAAAGGCCATCGTCGCCAGCCAGCCCTGACAGTATCGACACCTGATACTGAAATACCACCGGGATTTAGAGGGTAACGATGAAAACAACGAATGACGTTCTGGGCCGCCTTCAGCGACTGATCCCCGAAGGCATTCAGCCAAAGTTCACCAACGCCAAGGAGTTGATGGCCTGGCAACAGGAGGAGGGGCGAAAGAGAGCTGCGGAGCTGGAAAAAGAAAATCAGCGCGCACGCTCAGAGAAGATTTTTGGCCGGTCCGGTATTTGCGATCTGCACCGCAATTGCACCTTCGCGAATTACCAGGTGAGCAACGAGGGGCAAAAGAACGCGCTGACCCTGGCAAAGAGCTATGCCCAAAACTTCGGCAGTGGGTTTGCCAGCTTTGTGTTCAGTGGCGGCTGCGGTACCGGGAAGAATCATCTCGCGGCGGCAATAGGCAATTTCCTGCTGCAGCGTGATCACTCTGTTCTGGTGGTGACCGTTCCTGACCTGATGCTGCGCGCGCGGAAATGCTATGACGAAGGCCAGTCTGAATCTGAGTTGCTGGACGACCTTTGCAAAGTGAGTCTGCTGGTGCTGGATGAGGTCGGGGTACAGCGCGAGACACGTAACGAGTGGGTGCTGCTTAATCAGATTATCGATCGCCGCCTGGCGGCAATGAAACCAGTGGGGGTACTGACAAACCTGAATTTTGATGAGTTATCGAAAACCCTGGGTGAGCGGGTAATGGACCGCCTGACCATGGATAACGGGATCTGGGTGAATTTCGCCTGGGGAAGTTATCGCAAAAACGTGAGCCATTTGCGGCTTGTGAAATAACTAAACGAGTTTTGACCAATGACCAAACAATTAACCCAGAAAGACCAGGTGGCGATTTTTGTGCGCTACCAGCCGAACTGCGCCGTAGGCGACGTTTCCGAAGCGCTGGATATGTCAGGCGCTACAGCAGGCAAGCTGCTGCGCGAGCTGAGCGACGATGGAGTGATAACCCGATCCCGTAACAGCGTCCAGTACACCTATACAGCGGTACCGCACGCCGATATTCCGGATGTGATCCTCCCGTGCATGGAGGAGAAAAGCGATCCGGTGAAGATGCAGGCGGCTGAGCAGAAAGCGAAGGCGCTGGAAGAAAAGGGGCTGTGGCGTCGCGCCGCAGCGGTGTATTCGGACATGTTCGGGATCGCCTGCAGTGCTGTCGAAGTTGCCCGGATCGCCAAACTGCGTAAAGAATGCCTACGTATGGCAGGGAGGGCATAGCCGATGGAAAGCAATAATCTCTGGGTAATCATCCGCGCTATCCACTACGGTGGCGAGATCACCCCGCGTCAGGTTCGCCTGATGCTGGCCTGCGAAAGCAAAAAGGCCTGCCGGCTGCTAGAGCATCTCGTTGCGGTGGGGGCTGGAAAAACATCGGCCAGCGCCACCACCCGGTCTGTGTCACTCAGCCTGGCGGGTAGGCGCGCATCAACCCTGTGCCGGTGGTGTGCCAGAATCGCGATAAGGCTGAAGTTTGCCACCAGAACTGGCAGGGCTATCAGATTCACAAAATTATCGGGAGTGGTCTAGGCATTAAACAGCCTACATCTCCTTGGGAAAGCGTAAAAATTATTGCTACCGCATGTTTCCTGTAATGTTGCATACTGCGGCATTACAGGAATAGCCCATAGTCTGCTCTTTGCGAAGAGCCGGCGCAAGACAACATTTAATCGTTGTAATACCTTCCGGCCTATCATTTTTTCCAAATAATGCACTTTTAAAAAATGCATGCATATATAATTATTAAATAGGGTAAATGCTATATTTTTATCTTAGCCTTTACTTACTTACATTTGTTATTTAAATACGTTCGGATATATTGGTCCAGCAATTTACTCAACTGCTTGTTAACTTCATCATGTTTCTGAGGGCTGCGCATTTTAGATAAGTGTCTCTCTAAAAACTTAGATGGCAACTTTATAACTAAGTTATTGTGATTATCATAAAGTTCCTTAACCCATGTAAGTTCCTTATGTTTTTCTAGGTTTTCAGTATGATCGCGGTTAATTATAAACGCTAGCCTCCCGTAGTCTTTATACAAGTAGGAGTTTACTTGCCGATACTCTGCCGCACCCAAATCCTTATAGTTTTTTATTTCGAAAATAATTTGGCGAGATTGGTAATCAGTTAAGATTCTTTTCCAAACAGTGGTTTCTGCAAGGTTGGTGGCTATGATATCTCGTTGTTGCAGCCCATTTTTGTTTGGGTGCAATTCTATATTTGCTAAATTTGTAGCAAATAGAATCTTAATGGCTTTTAATGCCCACGCCTCAAAGTCAACCGCGCCTTCAATCCCTTCTGGAATTTCATTTAACTCCTGGAGCAACGATCCTATTCTCTGTTTTCGCTGTTCCACGGATACAGAACTAACCTCAATATCATATTCATCATGAATATCATCTGCGGTTTCCGAGGTTATCTCGGACTCATGAACCCCCAGAGCAAGCCAATAACATGGGTGTATTAATAATCTTGAGTTAGAAGTAAAGTCTTTATCTGGTTCTTTTCCATCATGACAAAAAACAAAGGATGAGGAATGTTGATTATATAAACCAAAAAAACCAACGCTATAAAGTCTTTTGATAACCTGAATTGGATCCTCAAATAACAGCAGATCTTGCAGTTTTAATTTATCATTAACCTCTTTAATGTCAAAGGCTTGATTAATTATATTCGAGGCCTGTGATATGCTGAAATCTGAATTACTATTAGAAAACAGACTCGTAAATATATCTAAAGCAGGGAAGACATTTTCATATTCCTTAAGCAAATCGTTTAATCTATTTTGAGATATAGTATTTGCGGTGGCCTTTATGTCATCTATGATTATTTTTTTTCTTTCTTGAGTGGCTGCTCTTAAGAACGCATCGTTGAGCAATACTAAAATATCTCTTGGCCTGTAAAGTGTTAATTTTAGAGTTTCTTTAAAACCTGTATTCGACTGTAGTTCGTTGGCTGTGTAAGCATTCCAAATACGTGTATTGTTCTCAATATTAGAATCAAAAGCAACTCTCATTCTATTACACACGAGATTGAAAAGATTATACTCATCCCAGTGCAACCTTAAGACTTGGCCTTCAATGTTTCTTGTAAAATCAGGATCCATTTTTGATATAGCTCTATGAATGTTATCTCTAACAAAAGCAAAAGCTATTACCTTCTCCTGTAGGTTTTGTTTTATGTCAATAACAGACTGGATGAAACCATCAACAATTGCCACTCCTAGATCATCAGGTGTATAACCTTCATCTAATCTATCAGCAAAAATGACAAATTGATTATTTGATTTGTTAATGGCTTCATATATAACCTCCTCAAGTAAATCCAATTCAAACTCATCTGATAAATTAGATATTCTTGTTGCTGGTTTAACATCTTTCCCTGCATCAAGGATACTGATAAGTTTCTTTCTGATTTTACTGCTTATATTTTGCCTTTTAGGTCCCCAAGATAATAAGTGCTTCTCAACGCTTTTGTAGTCTAAGTCATTTTTCATTTTATAATGACTGGCGATTTCGGATAATATTTCCATATAAATAGCATAACGCCAAGCCAGTTTGCTGCCAGCTTTGATATGTAAATAGTTTTCTCCGAAGAGAGAAACAACATCTCTTAAACCAATTATCTGTTCTTCAATAGGGCTTATCGTCATTACATAAGTTTTAGGTTTTGCATTCCAGTGTTTAGAGAGCATATGTACCAAGGCACTTTTACCAGTTCCCCTTCGACCAACCACGATACTTCTATCATATGATTCCAAAAGGGCTTTATAATCAGTAGTTTGCCAGAATGAAGCCTCAAGCATTTTTTCGTCATGTTCAGCACGAATATCGCCAAGAACATTACCTTTCATGTATCGATCCTTATCGAGCTTTAGGGGTAGTAGTCGCGCAATATGATAGGATGACATCCTGTTAGTTCCACCACTACTTTATGCCCAACACAATATAAGATAATTTATCCTTTTCAAAGGATTAAGAAGTAGAGTTATTGTCTAAGTATGATTTAACTCTAATTATGAAATGATACTTAGAAATCAAATTCCCGCCTATGGCATGCAGCATGGGGAGCTGTACTGCATCTATGACTCCCTTGACTGGTGCATTGTCGACAAAGACTATCGCGGAATGTAGTTCGCGAAGGATAAGTACTTGGCCCGCTGCGGCAAGACCGTCCCGCCGCCGTTCACTGAGTCGCTGGTGAGAGCAAACCTGCCGGAGTTGTGCGAACAGCGAGAACACGCCGCGTAACCTACCATACAAGCGATATGGGGATTCCCATATCGACCCGGTCTGGACCTCTTCGAAGGCCTTTTTCATGAGCGCACTGTGGCGCTGAACTTTCTTTTTTTTCAAATTTGCCAGCCATTTTGTGCGCTTAAAACATTGATCAAATTAGCTCACAGGTATACTGTATGAATATACAGTTGATGCAGCGGAGGCAATTATGAAAGTTGAGTTAACCATTGATCGTTCTAAAGAACTTCCTAAGGACGCGGTTCCGGCACTGGAAAAAGAACTATTAAAACGACTCCAGAACCAGTTCGATGATTGCAGTCTGGTGATACGTCGCGCAGGCTCGGATGGGTTAAGTGTTTATGGTGGTGAGAAAGAGGTTAAAAAGACGGTTGAAGAAATCCTTCAGCAGACCTGGGAAAGCGCAGACGACTGGTTTTATTAATACAGCATGCAATTAGTTTCCGGGGTGGAGGGGTACGGTGAAAGAAACGGAAGAATTACCAAAAAAGGGCTATGCGGTCATCAGATGTCACGATGGGGTTATCGTTGCACGACTGCACACATTTCCGGAATGCGAGCGCGCGTTAATGTACAGACGTGGTGACGAAGTATCGTTTATGCCGCTCCAGCCCGATGAAATTGTAGGAACGCCGACACTCTTCACGCTGATGCTGGAGAGGGCTGGTTATCGCGTTTCGCAGAATTCTGTTACACTCCCGTCATAGGCCTGAACAACCTATACCTGCTGCGCCACTGGAGAGATACCATGGCGCAAAAACCAATCAAACAGACACTTAAGCAAACACTTCAACTGACCTCTTTCGGGGCCAGCGATTTCTTTTTGCCTGCGCGCTACCAGGTGGCGGCATGAAGAAAACCAGCTTCATCCACACCCAGCTAACGACGAAAGAAGTGGACGAGCTTGAGGCCCGCTATCGCGCAAATGACGTGCGGACTGTGCGCAGTCTTGATTTCGATCTCATCCACTGGACCCTCACCGCTTATCTGCCGGAGGCAAACAGAGCCCCACGCCAGGATAAGACCTTCCAGCAAAAGCTCTGGAGGGAAGCGTGAAGACATACAACATCACCCCAATGGGCAAGCCCAGAATGACACGCGCCGATAAGTGGAAAAAGCGCCCCGAGGTTCTCCGGTACCGCGCGTTCTGCGATCACGTTCGGCTGCTGGGCGTCGAGCTGCCGGAAGCTGGCGCTCACGTTACGTTTGTCCTGCCTATGCCAAAAAGCTGGAGCAACAAGAAGCGCCAGCAATTCAACGGCCAGGCTCATCAGGATAAGCCTGATTTTGACAACATGCTTAAGGCGCTGATGGATGCCATCTACGCTGACGATGCTCATATCTGGGATGCCCGGGTGACCAAATTGTGGGGCGAAGAAGGGCAAATCATCATCAGGGAGATCGACTGATGCGCGCCTTACTGAAACCAGTAGTTGCCCGGGAGATGGGAGTTGTGCTGTTAAAGCCCGGCAGCGAACTGATGAGCATGTTCAGTGGCGGTCGTGTGCTGGTGGAGAGCCAGCCCGCCAGCATGGCAAGCTTCGCTACAGGCCGCGTACCCGATGCGCGCCAGCCGCTGGCCGGTAATGCGGCACTGCGCCCGTTCTTCCTTCACGAAAAGGTGATCAGCGCTGCTGGTGGGCTGAGTGGCCTCGAATACTGGTTAATGCGCAGTGGAGACACATGCCAGTACCCGCACAGCGATTACCACTACCACGAAATGACCACCATGCGGCATGCTCCCGGCTCAATCCGCCTTTGCGGCCACTGCGACAACCAGCTGCGCGAGCAGCACACCGAACGCCTGGCGGAACTGGCGCGCCAGAACGTCATTGACTGGGTGCTGGATACCGCCAGGGTGGCGCTGGCGCTCGACCGGTCTCGCGAAATTTCTCTGGCTGAACTGTGCTGGTGGGCTGTACGTGCTGGCGTTGCAGATGCGTTACCAGAATCAGTTGCCCGTGAGGCTTTGCGGCTGCCAGAAGCGAAAGAAACCTTCCGCGAAAGCGAGATCGTACCGTCAGTACCGGCCACCAGCATTATTTCGGACAAAGCCCGCGCGTTACCTACAACACCTCCAAGCGAACCACCAGTGCCAGCAACATCACCAGCCATCAGGCCAGTAGTTGGCGTGCTGGTGGATCCCGAATCCCCACAGACTTTCATGAAGCGGCCAAAGCGTATTCGCTGGATGGACGAAAAATATCTGGCATGGGTAAAGACGCAGCCGTGCGAATGCTGCGGAATGCCGTCAGATGATGCTCATCACCTGATTGGCTGGGGACAGGGGGGGATGGGAACGAAGGCGCACGACATCTTCGCGATCCCCTTATGTCGCAAACACCATACCGAACTACACAACGACCCGGTGAAATTCGAGAGAGAACATTCTTCTCAGCCGGCAATGATAATCAGAGTGCTGGACCGGGCCTTTGCGCTCGGTGTTCTGGCTTAAGGAGCAGTACAGGATGACACCACGTCAACGTCGCATGCATATCGAAGGTCTGGGTAAAGCTGCTGCTGCACCGAGAAAAAGCTACCTTGGCAAGTTCACGCCATTAAAGAGCGTTCAGTCTGGCTGGATAAAGTCTTTGCTGACCGTCTGGGGGGAGTGTGTCGGCGGGAAAACCCGGGCGCAATACCGGTTAGAGAACTGCAGCCAGTTCTGGTCTGAGGTGAAACAATCAGAGTGGTCCGACACGCAGCTATCGCGCATCACTGAAGCGCTGGGGCAGGCAAGGGAAGAAGGGTTCCGGGGCGTTCAGGCAGCATTACGAGCCCGCGCTATTCTTTGGCCGGTGACACTTTCTGAACTTATCGAGCAGAGCGAGCGCCGTGACGATGCTGACTTTATCGAACAGGTCATGCTGAAAACCTTCAGTGCTGAGGATCCTGTTTATCTGGTCGGTCTGCAGTTTTACACCACCCGCAAAAAGATATCCGATATCTCCAGAGAGTTGCAGCTGGTGGCTCCCTGGCTGACCACCGGAGAGGCGCGTAAGCGCGTGCGCTGGTGCCTTGAGATATTCCAGGCGAAGGTGTTTCTGGCCGTGCGCCGCCAGATAGAAACCAGGTAAAAGTGAGAGGTCTGTTAAATATTTTTAAAAGGGAGTTGAAAACGGGCCAGAAAAATGAATAATTCATTCATGCTTGGCAGAGCTGCGCCGCGATGGCAGCGTCGAAAAGCCCTTATCAAACAAATTCTAAAACCTCGCTCCGGCGGGGTTTTTCCTTTTCTGGAGGTCTGCAATGCAAGACGGTAAGCAGCAGCCGTATTTTTTTAACCCTGGCATGACAGCTGAGCAATTGGAAGACTGGCTTGGGCAGCAGAAAACCCACCTTGCTCATTTCAACCGTCTCGTGGAAGAAAAAGCCGCTCTTGAGAAACGGCTGGAAGAAGTCAGTAAAACTATTGAGCTGCTTTCAGGGTCAGGCTTTGAAGGAAGGTTGAGTTTTCCCTATAGGCCCAGTCCTCTTCTGGAAAATCGTCAAACAGAAAAGCTGTTGAAGGCAGATTAAATGCACTCAAAGCCTCCTGGGCTTCATCACTGATATTTTCTACTCTTAGTTCATCCTGAATAACAAACAGAGCATCCTCCAGAGTCAGTCTTCTGATTTCAGAAGGTTGCCATTTTGTTTTCATAAAGATGAGGTGGTACAAAGCTGCCTTTCCCGCAAGTGGATTGAAAATAGTGGCATATTTCTGTCTGTGCTTATGAAGAAGCATTTCAAGGACGTATATCAGCGCCGTTCTGTTCCTGATCTGATTGTCCTGCAAGCTGTCTGGGTAATAAGCGGAGTGTGACATTTTTCTGTTTTCACACACGCGAGACCTGATTACATGCAAAAGTTTGTGGTATTCAGACACGTTAATCTCCTTGTCTGTATGGTTATTGGCAAATCAACGATAGCAGACGATGGGACGCGCTCCCAGGGGCACGCATTCATTCAATGGCTTCATCCGGCGGAGTTTTTTATTATTAAGTAACATGTAAGTTAATGTATCTTTTAAGATGTAAGCAAAGTAGAGTGCCCGGGTGGTGAATCCCCCTATGCGGTGGGGCGTCCAGACAGGCAGGTGAGTAACGCGGGTCTGTGGTCTGGCACAGAGTCACCGGGAGGCACCCGGCACCACAACCTCAATATCATCTATTTCTAAGGCTGCCAATTGGCGGCCTTTTTCTATTTCAGGCTCCCGGAAACCCCCATCAAGGTCTTGTCGTTAATTCATCCGGAGAGCCTGATTCTTCAAACATAACACCCGCGAACAGCGAGGTGAGAGAAATGTCCCGTATGAGCAAACTTGTCACCGGAGTCGCCCTCGGCACCTCAGGAGGAACCATCCTGAACGGCGTCCTCACAAAACTGAGTCCTGACGAATGGAGCGCCATCGGCGTACTGGCAGGTATTGCCGGGATAATCGTTACAGGACTGATTAACTGGTATTTCAAACGCAAGGTCGCTAATGCGCAGGTTAAGGCGCTGGAGAAATACGGCCCGGCTGTGAAAGTTGGAGAAGACTGATATGCCAATGACCAGCAGCCTTCGCAATAAACTGATCGCCGCAGCTGGTGGCGGCGCAATGCTGATTGCCTCGCTGTTCCTCGGTGGGCAGGATGGCGTAGAAGGGCGAAAGTACGAAGCTTATAAAGACGTCGCCGGAGTATGGACTGTCTGCGACGGCCATACGGGGCGGGATATCTTGAGAGGTAAGAAGTATACCGATCGCGAATGTGACCAGCTGCTATGGAAAGATCTCCAGCCAGCCAAGCGTACGGTAGACAATCTGGTCAGGGTGCCGCTGGGCGAGTATCAGCGCGCCGCGCTTTACAGCTTTGTCTTTAACGTTGGTTCTGACGCGTTCTCGAAGTCCACGCTTCTGCGCAAGCTGAACAAAGGTGATCACGACGGTGCGTGCGAAGAAATGCGCCGCTGGGTTTACGCTGGTGGCATGAAATGGAAAGGCCTCCAGAACCGGCGAGAGATGGAGCGATCGATGTGCCTGGCGGAGAGCAAACATGACCTTTAGCCTTCGAACGATTCTGCTGATAACTCTCGCAGCCGTTCTGCTGGCAGGTGGCTATGGCGAGCTACGTTACCGGAATGGCTGGTACGCCCATGCCGACCATATCAACGTGCTGGCTGCTGATAAGCGGGCCAAAGCAGAAAAGGCTATTCAGCCTGTCGAACTGATGGCCGCTCAGGCCAGAGACGAAGGCCGGGTAATCTACCGAACCATAACCCGCGACGTGGTGAAATATGTCCAGGATCCGAATCGTACCGTCTGTAGTTTTGATGATGAGTCTGTGCAGTTGCGCCAACGTGCCATCGACGCTGCCAACACCATCAGCGGATTTGATGCGGGAGCCATGCAGGGCAAGTGATGCTGGTGCTGACAGCGATGCTGATCTGCAAGCTGACATCGAGACGGCAGAGTGCTTGCGGCAGCTGCGCCTCGATAAGTACCGCTGGCAGGCTTGGTATAAGGCTGTGAAGTGAATACTGAGCAAAGCTGATCTGCTGGTGGCCTTGCTTGCTTTGAAAAAATATCCCTTCCGAAATGAAATCCTGCAGTTCGAAAGGGAGACCAAAGGGGTCATCATTACAAGGAGGATATCAATGTAGTGCATGACTCAACAAAAATCCGAAGTATTAAAATAATAACGTAAATGACACTTTATTCTGATTAAGCTAATACCTGCCGAATATTTATTAGCCCGACTAAGCAAAAAGTTTTATACAACTCACATTAAAAATTCCGCCATCAACTACATTCAAAGGGCACAAGTGATTCGACATCTTTGCCATTTAAGCCAATTCCCCTAAGCGGTGGGGCAACCAGTAAAAGCTGGACGTATGCGAATTTGCTTACTGGAGTAAGTTCACCGGGAGGCACCCGGGGTTTGAGGGGAAGACTGAAGGAACAGGCATAACGTCGAACTTTGTGCAAAAGCTATCTACATTGCTGCATGACCCTGACCAGTTCTGTCCGAGCTGATCTTTTTTTTGGCAAAAAAAAGCCCCCTGGAGAGAGGGCAACACATGCTATGAACAGATGTTTCTGAGTGTGCTCATGCGGGTCATGAGATAGTTCCATGGGATTCCCTGGTGTAGGTAGGAGCCTTGCAGGGAGTTATAAATATGGTCCGTGGTTCTGATTTAACAAGCGGAAGCGGTAACACCAGGATGATTCTTAATACATAAAAGTAAACGCCCTGATATAGGGTCATATGCTTGATTAAAGCCTTAACTCTGAGGCTCTGGCTCTGGACTGTAAGCATAGAAAATTCTTAGCTTCGAAATCGAGAGGCTTTTTAAACACCGAGGAATAAGCATGACAGTAGTTCTTACAGCAAAACAGATTGAGGACCTGGCAATCTTCGCCAAAGAAGACGGCCAGCCACAATACACCATCACCACTGTGACAATCCCGCAGTTCGAAGCGGATGATGGCGAGATTGTCCCGGAATATACTGGACTGATTGCATACTCCGACTCACTGGAACATGGTGTATTGCAACTCGACGGCTAGCCATTACAAAGCCCATCTGCTGGTGGGCTTGATAATGGATATCCCCTCTGGCGGATAAATCGATAATATACCCTTCAGGGGATAAAACACAGCCTCGCTCACGCGGGGCTTTTTTATTGGAGCCAACAATATGCCTGCAGCTATCCCTCGTGCCTGCCGTAAGCGTGGATGCTCTGGCACTACCACTGACCGTTCCGGCTACTGCGAGGCGCACCGTAACGAAGGGTGGCAGCAGCATCAGCGCGGCCTGAGCCGCCACCAGCGTGGCTACGGCAGTAAGTGGGACATCATCCGCGTCCGCATCCTTAAGCGTGATCGACACATCTGCCAGCAATGCCTGCGCAACGGCAGACCTCGCCCCGCTGAAACGGTCGACCACATCATCCCGAAAGCTCACGGCGGCACAGACGAAGACAGCAATCTCGAATCGCTGTGCTGGCCATGCCATAAGCGCAAGACCGCGACGGAGAGAACCCGATGAGCTATACGCGTTGCACCTACTGCGGCTCGACGCTGCACACCGTAGCGAATTGCCCAAAGACATGGGGTGGCTCAGCCCGCCGTGCGAACCTGCGCTGCGGTTACTGCGGTCAGTCAGGCCATAACTCCAGCGCTTGTCCGCACAATGCCAGTAGCGCGCGGCGCCGCAACCTCAGTGATGACTTCCATCTCGACTGATGTAATACAAAATGATTTCAAATGTAATCATTTTGATTTGAATGATATCAATTCTCACTACCGGGGGAGAGCGGGTCAAAAGTTCAGGCAACTGCCTGCTAAGGACCGCCGCCTAACCTTTTTTCACACCGCCGCAGGTTAGAAAACTTTTTTATGGGGATCCCCACCATCGATTAATAGGAGTTTTCGATTATGCCAGGACCACCGAAAACCCCGACACATCTGGCTTTGGTGAAGGGGAACCCATCAAAACGAGCTGTCAACAAAGACGAGCCTAAACCCGCTTCTGGGGTACCCCCAGTTCCGAAGCATTTCGACAAGATGGGGAAGTACTGGTTTAAGCGAATTGGCGAAGAGCTTGATGCTGTCGGGGTGATGACGACCCTGGACGGTAAAGCACTTGAACTGCTGATCGAGGCTTACACAGAGTACCGGAAACACTGCGAGACGTTAGAGCGGGAAGGTTACACCTACTCCGTCTACAGCGAGGATGAGCCGGACGAAGGCAAAGAGCGGGAAATCAGGATGATTAAGCCGCACCCGGCGGCAGTGATGAAAGCCGATGCGTGGAAGCGCATCAGGGCAATGCTCGCTGAATTCGGCATGACCCCGGCCAGCCGGTCCAAGGTTGGCGCTAAAGGCCCGGCTGAGGCCGATCCACTGGATGAATTTCTTAAAAAGCGCAAATGATGAATGGCAACGGTTTCGGAAGGTATTCAGTACGCCGAGCGCGTGCTATCTGGCGAGATTGTTGCTGGCGAACTGGTGCGCCTGGCGTGCCAGCGATTTCTTAATGATTTAGAGCATGGGCCTGGGCGCGGCATCTACTTCAGTGAGGAACGCGCCCAGCACATCCTCGATTTTTATAATTTCGTCCCACACGTTAAAGGGGCGCTGGCAGGCAAGCCGATCACGCTGATGGCCTGGCACGTTTTTATCCTGATCAACATTTTTGGTTTCGTCGTTCCGCTGATTGATGAGATGACAGGCCTGGCTGTGATCGATGATGACGATGATACGGTCATGGTGCGCCGCTTCCGTACGGCTTATGACGAGGTGGCGCGTAAAAACGCCAAATCCACACTTTCGTCTGGCATTGGGTTGTACATGACCGGCGCCGACGGCGAGGGAGGCGCTGAGGTTTACTCAGCCGCCACGACCCGCGACCAGGCGCGGATTGTTTTTGATGATGCCAAGAACATGATCAAGAAAGCCCCCCGCACGCTGGGGCGTCTTTTTGGTCACGTTAAGCTCAACATTCACCAGGAGCGTTCGGCCTCTAAGTTTGAACCGCTCTCCAGCGATGCGAATAACCTCGACGGCCTGAATATACATTGCGGCATTGTCGACGAGCTGCACGCTCACCGTACCCGTGATGTCTGGGACGTTCTGGAAACAGCTACCGGTGCGCGCCTTCAGTCCCTGCTTTTCGCAATAACGACGGCGGGTACCAATAAAGAGGGCATCTGTTACGAGCAGCGGGATTACGCCATCAAGGTGCTGCGCGGCGTGGTGGAGGATGACACCTATTTTGCCCTGATTTATACCCTCGACGAAGGCGACGATCCCTTTGACGAGGCCAACTGGCCGAAAGCTAACCCCGGCCTCGGTATCTGTAAGCGCTGGGACGACATGCGCCGCCTTGCCAAAAAGGCAAAGGAGCAGGTCGCGGCGCGGCCGAACTTTTTTACCAAGCATCTGAACATCTGGGTAACTGCCGAGAGCGCCTGGATGGACATGGACCGCTGGGCAAAAATGCCGGGTATTGCTTCAGAAGCTGAGCGTAAGGCGTGGCCTCTGTGGGTGGGGGTCGACCTCGCCAACAAAATCGATATTTGTGCAGCGGTGAAAGCCTGGCGCGATCCTGCAGGTGAAACTCATATGCAGCCACGCTTCTGGATCCCGGAAGGGCGACTGGAAACAGCGCCAGCCCATATTGCAGAGCTTTACAGGAAGTGGGCCGACGCCGGATATCTCGAGCTGACTGACGGGGACGTTATCGATCACGGCATGATTAAAGCCGACATTGTGGAGTGGGTGAAGGGCGAGAACATCAAGGAGATTGCTTTCGATCCCTGGAGCGCCGTGCAGTTCAGCCTGTCACTTGCGGAGGAAGGCTTGCCGCTGGTGGAAGTCGCACAGACGGTCAAAAACCTTTCTGAGTCCATGAAATCAGTGCAGGCGGAGATTTACGGCAACAAGTTCCACCATGACGACAACCCCGTAATGCGGTGGATGATGTCAAACGTCACGGTTAAGCCGGACAAAAACGACAACATCTTCCCGAACAAGTCCACACCTGAAAACAAAATTGACGGACCGGTTGCACTGTTTACGGCTAAAAGCCGGATGCTGGTCAATGGTGGTAATGATGCTCAGGATCTGAGCGGCTTCTTTGAAAATCCAATCATGGTAGGTTTCTGATGAAGAAAAGTAAGCAGCCGGGCAAGGTAAAAAGTGCCTTGCTCAACTGGCTGGGCGTGCCCATCAGCCTGACTACCGGAACGTTCTGGCAGGAGTGGTACGGCACGAGCAGCAGCGGCAAGGTCGTCACGGCAGATCGGGCGATCCAGCTTTCGGCAGTCTGGGCCTGCGTCCGGCTTCTGAGCGAGTCGGTGTCCACGCTGCCGGTTAAGATTTACACCCGGCAGGCTGATGGCTCGCGCAAGCTGGCGCAGAACCATCCGGTTTACCAGGTGCTTTGTCGCCGTCCCAATCTGGAAATGACGCCGTCCCGGTTCATGCTCATGGTGGTGGCCAGCATCTGTCTGCGCGGTAATGCGTTTGTCGAGAAACTGTTTATCGGCAATAAGCTGGTGTCGCTGGTGCCACTGCTGCCCCAGAACATGGTGGTGAAGCGACTGGACACCGGGCGGCTGGAATACACCTATACCGAGGACGGCAAGAAACGCATTATCCCCGAAAAGAACCTGATGCATATCCGGGGATTTGGCCTTGATGGTGTCTGCGGCATGATACCAATGATGACGGGTCGTGACGTGATCGGCGCGGCGATGGCTGTCGAAGAGTCCGCTGCGAAGATTTTCGAAAATGGCCTGCAAAGCTCGGGATTTCTTTCAGCTGATCAGGCGCTTGATAAGGATCAAAGAGAGCGGCTTCGGGGCTATATGCAGGCCTTTACCGGCTCTAAAAACGCCGGAAAAATTATGGTTCTTGAGGGCGGACTGAAATATCAGAACGTCACCATGAACCCAGAGGCCGCGCAGATGCTTGAGTCGCGGTCGTTCAGCATCGAGGAAATCTGCCGCTGGTTCCGCGTGCCGCCGTTTATGGTCGGGCACACGTCAAAGCAAAGCAGCTGGGCGTCAAGTCTTGAGGGAATGAACCTGCAGTTCCTGACGCATACTCTGCGCCCGTTGCTGGTGAATATTGAGCAGGAGATCTCCCGTTGCCTGCTGAACGGTGAAGAGGACCTCTTTGCCGAGTTCTCAGTAGAAGGGCTGCTGCGCGCAGATAGTGCTGGCCGGGCGGCGTATTACACCAGTGCGCTGCAGAACGGCTGGATGTCCCGCAACGACGTGCGCCGCCTGGAGAATATGCCACCTATCGAGGGGGGCGATATTTACACGGTGCAGCTCAACCTGACCCCACTCGATGATCTTAAGCAGAACAGCCAGGCCGCACAGGCATTCGCGCTGCGGCAGGTCCATAACCACGTATTCCCCGATATTCCCTTCGAACAGTCACCGCTGAAACAGGCGGCTTAGGAGCATCCATGACAATTAAAAGCCTTCCGGCGGCGCCGGAGGGGCGACCTTTTGCGCGCGAAAAACCTGACCTGCCAGCGGCGGCAATGGAGCGCTGGAACGGCGGCATCCGCGCCGCCCGGGACGGTGACAACAGCATTTCTATCTTCGACGTGATCGGCGCTGATTACTGGGGAGAAGGTGTAACGGCCAGCCGCATTGCCGGGGCGCTTCGCTCCCTTAACGGCGCTGACGTAACGGTTAACATCAACAGCCCCGGCGGCGACATGTTCGAGGGGCTGGCCATTTACAACCTGCTGCGAGAATACGACGGCAAAGTAACCGTGAAGGTACTTGGCCTGGCGGCATCGGCGGCATCGATTATCGCGATGGCCGGTGATGACGTGCAGATCGGACGCGGCGCCTTCCTGATGATCCACAACTGCTGGGTCTATGCGATGGGCAATCGTCACGACTTGGCGCAGATCGCCGCTGACATGGAGCCGTTTGATAAAGCGATGAGCGATATCTACCAGGCACGCAGCGGCCTTGATTCCGCCACCGTCGAAAAGATGATGGACGGCGAAACCTATATTGGCGGCAGTGACGCGGTGGCGAAAGGATTTGCTGACAGCCTCCTCTCCGCTGATGAAATTGCTGACGACGACGACAGCCCGGCGGCGGCGCTGCGCAAGCTTGATGCGCTGCTGGCCAAAACCGATACGCCGCGCTCTGAGCGTCGAAAACTTCTTAAAGCCTTATCCGGCAGCAAGCCAGGCGCTGCTGCCATCCCTGAAGGTACGCCGGGCGCTACCGAAGAAATCAACCCTGACAATATCAAACAACTTGAAGACGCCCTGGCGGCGTTCGGCCAATAAGGATAGACCATGTCTGAAGTTAACGAATTACTGAAAAAAGTTTCTGCGAAGCTGGAAGAAGTTTCCGGCACTTTCAGCCAGAAAGCCGAGGACGCGCTGAAGGAGGCTAAAAGCTCTGGTCAGCTGTCTGCGCAAACCAAAGAGGCAGTGGATAAAATTGCCACTGAACACAATGCGCTGAACGATGCGCTTAAGTCGCTGAAATCTTCAGTAGGTGAAATTGAGCAGCAGGTAGCTCAGATGCCGCTGGCGAATGCTGCAAAGGTGATCGAGACCGTCGGCCAGACCGTCATCAGCAGCGAAGCGCTGAAAGCGTTCGCGGCAAGCGTTGAAGGCGGGAAACGCGTCAGCGTTCCGGTGAATGCTGCGCTGATCTCCACTGACGTGGCAACCGGTGTGGTTGAGCCTCAGCGCCTGCCGGGTATTGATACCGCGCCGAAGCAGCGTCTCTTCATCCGGGATCTGATTGCCCCGGGCCGCACCTCTGCACCGGCCATCTTCTGGGTGCAGCAGACCGGCTTCACCAATGCGGCGAAAGTCGTGCCGGAAGGTACTGCCAAGCCGTACAGCGATATCCAGTTCGCCACGCAGATCACTCCGGTGACCACCATCGCGCACATGTTCAAGGCGTCCAAACAGATCCTGGATGACTTCGCACAGCTGCAGTCCACTATCGACGCTGAAATGCGTTACGGCCTGAAATATGTCGAAGAGCAGGAAATTCTCTTTGGCGATGGTACCGGCGCGCACCTGAAAGGCATCGTCCCACAGGCATCTGCTTATGACGCTGCCTTTACCGTTGAGCAGCAGAACGGCATCGATGATCTCCGCCTCGCAATGCTGCAGGCGCAGCTGGCGCGCTTCCCGGCTTCCGGCCACGTCCTGCACTTCATCGACTGGGCGAAGATTGAACTCACCAAAGACACGCTGGGCCGCTATATCCTGGCGAACCCGGCGGCCCTTACCGGGCCAACCCTCTGGGGTCTGCCGGTGGTGGCGACCGAAGCTGCAGCATTCCAGGGCAAGTTCCTTACCGGTGCATTCAACGCCGCGGCCCAACTGTTCGACCGTGAAGATGCCAACGTGGTGATCTCCACCGAGAACGCCGACGACTTCGAGAAAAACATGATCTCGATTCGCTGCGAGGAGCGCCTGGCGCTGGCGGTTAAACGCCCGGAAGCGTTCATCTACGGATCCTTCACTGCGCCTGCTGCTGGTGGCGGTGCGTAATCCTTAACGGCGGCCTGCGGGCCGCTTTTCTTTTCCTTTAAGGAGACAGCCATGAAGCTGATCGCTATCAAGCCCATTTACTTTGAAGGCAGCGTGCTTACTGAAGGCACCGAGTTCGAGACGCTGGAGCAGCATGGTCGCGAGCTGGTGGCACGCGGTTATGCCGCAGAACCCGGAGCCAAAAAACCGGGACCGGATAAAGACCCCGATCCAAAAGGAAAAGGCAAAGGTAAGTAAGGGGCGCGCATGCTGACTAAAGAGCAGGTGAAGCATCACTGCAACATCGAACAGGACTTCACGGAAGACGACGCCTGGATCGATACGGGCATAAAAGCCGCGGAGCGCTATGTTGAAAAATGGACCCGCCGTCGGCTTTATGAAAATGCTGATGATCCGCTTTATATGGCCGATCCAGACGCGCTGCTTTATGGCGAGGATGTCGAAATGGCTATGCTGATGCTGATTGCCCACTGGTACACCAACCGTGAAACGGTCAGCACCGGCAGCACGACATCTGCGCTGGCTTTCTCTACTGAAGCACTCCTTCAACCCTACCGGATTTATGGCCTATGAAAGCGGGACGTCTACGGCACAGGGTAACCCTTCAGAAACCGGCAACCGGGCGATTACCGTCCGGACAGCCTGCAACCGGCTGGGTGGATGTTGCTTCGGTTCGGGCAGAAGTCGCGGATGTATCGGGCCGTGAGATGATGGACGGCGGCGCAGAGCTGAGCAGCACCACAACCCGGATCTGGATGCGTCGTTATCCAGGCGTTCCCGTAACCACGGGATGGCGAGCCGTTCATCTGCCGCCTACCGGAGGCGGTGAGATATATGACATCAAGTCGGCTATCTCAGCAGAGAACGGCACCAGGCTCGAATTGCTTTGCGAGAAGGGGGTGAAACAGTGATTTCAACGAGTCTTGATTTTTCCGATCTGGCCGATATCGCGAAGGATCTGGAGACGCTCAGCAGGGCCGAAAATAATAAGGTTCTGCGTGATGCCACGCGTGCTGGTGCAGAAGTTCTGCGACAGGAGGTAGAAGATCGTGCGCCCGTCCTTACCGGGAAACTGAAAAAAAACGTGGTGGTGGTGACCCAAAAGGGTCGCCGTCGCGGCGAAATCGCTTCCGGCGTGCATATCCGGGGCGTTAACCCGGACACCGGCAACAGCGACAACAAAATGAAGGCCAGCAATCCGCGCAACGCTTTTTACTGGCGCTTCGTTGAACTCGGTACATCGAATATGCCTGCGCACCCCTTCGTTCGCCCGGCATTCGATACCCGCCAGGAAGAGGCTACGCAGGCAGCGCTGGCCCGCATGAATCAGGCCATTGATGAGGCGCTGGCGAAATGACAGAGGCTGACATCTATCAGCGGCTCAGTGCGCTGGCAGGCGGAAACGTTTTTCCTTACGTTGCGCCGCTGGGTACCACGGCGCCGTGGGTGATTTATCTGCTCCCGGGTTCAGTCAGCGAGGATGTTTTCTGCGGTCCGGCAGAAACAGCAAGCACCGTTCAGGTTGACGCCTGGGCCTCGTCGATTGATGACGCCCGGGCGCTGCGTGATCAGGTTAAAGCTGCTCTGGCCGATCTGCATCCTGTCGGGCTGAACGAGATCAACGGCTACGAGCCGGATACCGGACTTTACCGGGCCACGTTTGAAGTTCAGATCTGGCAATAACGCCACACTTCATATTAACTCTGCCGCCTCCGGGCGGCTTTTTTATATCCGGAGATCACTATGTCCTCGAATTATGAAAAATCTCAGCTGACGAAAATCCTTATTTCGTCGCTGCCAACGACCAGAGACGCAATGGAAGCCGCCGTCTATCTCGATCTGAGCTGCACTCTCAAAGAAGCGCAGTTCACCGGCGGGCAAAAACAGGATATTGACGTCACCACGCTATGCTCCACTGAGCAGGAGAACGTCAATGGTCTCCCGGCCCCTTCGGAGATTTCACTGTCAGGTAACTTTTACCGTAATGCTGCGCAGGATGCGTTGCGTGATGCGTATGACAACGACACGGTTTATGGCTTCCAGATCATCTTCCCGTCTGGCAATGGCTTTAAGTTCCTTGCCGAAGTTCGGCAGCACACCTGGTCTTCCGGTACTAACGGCGTGGTGGCGGCAACGTTCTCCCTGCGTCTGAAAGGGAAGCCGGTACCGATTGACCCGGCCCTTAAACTGACCACTGATTTGCCCGCCGCACAATCTGTAGCGGTTGGGGCGCCGATCAGTATGGCGGTCGCCGCCGCTGGCGGTAAACTTCCCTACAGCTATGCCTGGAAGAAAGGTGGTGTCACTATCAGTGGGCAAACATCTGACACATTCAATAAATCCAGCGCTGTTTCGGGTGATGCGGGAGATTACACCTGCGTGGTCACTGATTCTTCTGCCCCGGTTAAGACAATTACATCATCAACTTGTACCCTCACCGTCAATTAATGGAGATGCCGGGTTGGCCCGGCATGCATAACAGATGTCGCAAAATCTGAAAAAATTAGCCATGGCGAAGATGTCAGGCTTTCGTCATAAGACGGTGGCGGTTCCTGAGTGGGAAGGCGTCGAAGTTGTTCTTCGTGAGCCGTCTGGCGAAGCCTGGCTGCGCTGGCAGGAAGTAGTGAAAGTCGGTGCTGACGATGAAAATGTGTCGGTATCTGAAAAGGCCCACCGTAATCTTTGCGCTGACGTGGTTCTCTTCATTGACGTCCTGTGCGACACCGATAAGCAACCGGTATTCAGCGTCGATGAAGAAGAGCAGGTGCGTGAAATTTACGGCCCCGTTCATTCCCGTCTGCTGAAACAGGCGCTGGACCTCATTAATAACGCGGAAGAAGCGCGGGAAAAGTCGCAACCCCCGGCGTAAAGTTCCTGATGTCGCTTGCGCTCCGCATGGGGCGCACGCTTTCAGAGCTTCGGCAGAACATGACGGCGAGCGAGCTTCTGATGTGGATTGAGTTCGACAGGCAAAGTCCCGTTGGCGATATTCGCGGTGACATTCAGGCCGCCCAGATAGTCTCTGCCGTTTATGGTTCTCAGGGGGTCAAAGTGCCGCTGGAAGATGCAATCCTGCGCTGGGGTGATGAAGAACTATCAGCACCTGAAGACCCGTTTGCAGGGCTTGAGGAGGCGCTAAGTGTTGCAGCTGGTTGATTAATGCTGTATACCCGCCATTATAAATTTGATGGAGGGATAAATGAGAAATATTTTAGCAATTATCACAGCAATAGTTGTTTTGATAAGTGCTATCTTTGCATTGCGGCAGCCGATTGCATTAGTTTTTTTGTTTGCTTCCTGCGCAATTCCAATCGTTTATGTGGCGAAGAATAATAAAACCTTAGCAAAAGCGCTTATCATTGTAGGGTGTTTAGTTTCACTTTTATTTGTTAATTCAATGGTTCCGATATTTGGTGAAAGATATCAACTCTACATGAAAAGTAGAGATGAGCATGACAGACTCATCCAAGAGAGATATCAGGAATTAAATAGAGAATCAGCTAGGGAATACCACCGAAATAATTAAGTAAAACATGATTACCCGCGACAGCGGGTTTTTTTTCGCCTGGAGAATGTGATGGCAACATTACGTGAATTGATTATTAAAATTTCCGCTAACTCGCAATCATTCCAGACGGAAATTTCTCGCGCCTCACGTATGGGGCAGGACTATTACCGTACCATGCAAAATGGTGGTAGGCAGGCCGCGGTCGCCGCCCGCGATAGTGAAAAAGCCTTATCTGATCTAACGGATGGATTTGCATCGGCAGGAAGGGCCGCCGCCGCCGCTACGGCGGCCTTTGCGACTGGCAAACTTGTGCAGATTGCGGACGAGTGGAATTCTGTAAATGCGCGCCTTAAGCAGGCATCATCTTCTGCTGATGATTTTGCAGCCTCTCAGCGCCAGTTAATGGAAATCAGCCAGCGAACCGGCACGGCATTTTCCGATAACGCAAACCTTTTTTCACGCGCAGCTGCTTCCATGCGTGAATACGGGTATAGCTCTGACGAGGTTCTGAAAATTACCGAAGCCGTTTCTACCGGCCTCAAGCTTTCGGGAGCCAACACTCAGGAAGCAAGTTCTGTTATCACTCAGTTCAGCCAGGCGCTGGCGCAGGGCGTTCTACGCGGTGAAGAATTTAACGCCGTTAACGAAGCAGGTGATCGTGTCATCCGCGCACTTGCCGCCGGAATGGGCGTGGCCCGTAAAGACCTGAAGAGCATGGCTGACCAGGGGCAACTTACTATTGATAAGGTTGTTCCTGCACTTATGAGCCAGCTGGACTCATTACAGGGTGAGTTTGCCAGCATGCCACAAACTGTTTCCGGATCCCTGCAAAAAGTCACCAACTCGTTTATGGCATGGGTTGGAGGTGTCAATCAGGCTACTGGTGCTACCGATGCGCTCTCTGGGGGCCTGGACGGAGTTGCCCGGACGCTTGATTCATTTACCTCATCGGCAGTAAGTGGCGCATTGAGTGATGTTGCCGACAATATGGCTACGATAACAACAGTTGCGGGTGCGCTTGTTGGTGTTGGCCTGGCGAAATATCTCAGCGGGGTGGTGACCAGCGCAACGAGCGCAACCGGCGCGCTAATTTCTGCGGCTAAGTCAGAGGTTGCTCTTGCAGTTGCACAGGATAAAGCGGCTCAGTCTGCCGTTGCCGCCTCAAGGGTGGAAGTTTATCGAGCCCAGCAAGCTGTGCAAAGGTCGCGTAGCGCAGATGTTCAGGCTGCTCAGCAAGAGAAAATTGCTGCGGCAGAAGCAAAAGTCACTGCAGCCCAGGCCAGGCTGACGACCGCTTTAACCAGCGGTTCTGCCACAGAGAAAGTCAGGGCCAGAACTGCGCTTGAGCGTGCGCAGGCAGGGCTGGTGGCTGCAAAAAATGCCGATGCCCAGGCGATTGCTGAAAGAAGACTGGCTTCTGCGGAGGCAGCAAGAGATCGGAACCTTGCTAATCGTGTTTCCACGCAAAGCAATCTCAATAGCGTAACATCTGTTGGCACCCGCCTTATGAGTGGCGCACTTGGCCTCATCGGCGGCGTGCCGGGTTTGGTAATGCTTGGGGCTGGCGCCTGGTATGCGATGTATCAAAATCAGGAGCAGGCCAGGCGTTCCGCCCAGGAATATGCCAGTCAGATTGACGAAATTAGAGAAAAGACTTCCCGAATGTCTTTATCGGAAACAGACGACAACAGGGGGAGAACTGTAAGTGCGCTGGTTGAGCAAAATCGTCTGGTTGATGAGCAAGCTAAAAAGGTTGGTGAGCTAAAATATCAAATTGATGATTTGAATGCTTCTCGCGGCAAGCCCGGAATTACCAGCGAGAACGATGCAAACATTCTGAGAGCCATAGCTATTGTGACTGACCAGCTCGCCGTTGAGGAAGGGAAATTAAATGATATGCGGGAGAAATCTCGCAATATTCAGCAAACCCTTGAGGGCATTGAAAGGCAGCGAAACGATCTAATCAAGGAACATGCCTGGCGTCAGAATGCATTGTACCAGTCGCAGTTGATGATGAATGGGCAACATGAAAAGTTTAATAACCTTCTCGGATTAGGCAATAAGCTTCTCATGGCCCGTCAGGGGCTGGCTAACGTTCCACTCAGACTTCCTCAGGCCGATCTCGACAAAAAGCAAACCGATGCCCTTGAAAAGAGTCGCCGGGATCTGGAGTTGTCACGCCTTAAAGGTGAGGCCAAAGAACGTTTACGGCTGAGTTATGCAGCTGACGATCTGGGATTAACCAGTGACCCTCAATTCCAGACAGGCCGTCAGGAGTTGATTAATAACGGTCTTGCGGAATGGCGAAATAATGAGGCCAATAAACCTAAGGCGAAAGGGGGTAAAACCGAAGGTGAGAAAACAGAGGATGTGTATAAACGCCTCATCACCCAGCAGCAGGAGCAGATCGCGCTTTCCGGTCAAAACACCGAACTCGCCAAAACCAAATATCAGGTAACCCAGGGTGAACTGGTTGTTCTTTCTGAAGCTCAGAAGACAGAACTTCTTCGAAATTCTGCGGCGCTTGATCATCTTAACGCTGTAGAGCGGCTTAAATCCCTGAATAAGGAACTGCTGGAGCCAGAGGAGGCGCTGCTAAATACCACTCGTGAACGCATTAAACTGCTGCGAGAGGCTGCACCTGCGACTGAAGAATACCGCAAGACAATGGAGCGGATATCAAAAGCATCGGTTCAGGAAGCTCCGAAGTTCGGTGGTATTGATTCATCTGTCGGCGGTGCCAGCGGCGAACTTATTCGTGTGGCTGATGCGCAAAAAGAACTGGAAAAGTGGCATGAAACTCAGCTTGAGATGCAGAAAGAGTTGCTCGACCAGAAGGAGATTAATGAGCAAACCTACGCTGATCGTGTCGCTGAAATTAACAAGACTAATGCTTCGCAATTACAGGATATACAGGCTGGATACACATCTGCCAGCCTTTCCATGTTCTCAGACCTTGCTGGCCAGTCGGCGCAGCTGCTACAGGGAATCGGACAGGAGGGGAGCCTTGCCTATAAGACCCTTTTTATTGCCAGCAAGGCGGCGGCAATGGCGCAGGCCGTGATCAATACCGAACTGGCAGCAACCAAGGCTATGGCGGAAGGCGGCCTGATTATGGGGATCCCGGCGGCCACAGCAATCCGCGCCGTTGGTTACGCGTCAGTGGCTTTGATAGCCGGACAGTCGCTTGCCGGTATGGCTCATGATGGCATTGATCGGGTACCGGAAACAGGAACCTGGTTGTTGCAGAAAGGAGAGCGAGTGGTAACAGCCAGCACCTCTGCCAAGCTCGATGCGACCCTAGAGAGGGTGCAACAGGCCAGGCAGGCCTCGGCTGGTGGAACCGTTCATATCCAGAATTCATTCACCGGAAAACCCGATGACGCAACGCTGATGGCTATCGACCAGCGAAACCGCCAACTGGTGATATCGATCCGTAAAGAAATGGCGGCTCAGGTGGTAAAGCCAACTAATGAGTTTGGCAGGGCCTTAAATGGATTCTATGGCCGGACCAGGAAGGAGTGATCACGTGCCTGACATTTTTTATCCACACGATTACCTGCCGATGCCATTGCAGGATGGTTATGGTTTCAAGCCTGTCAGCCCGCTGCAGCGCACCGAAACGACATCCGGCCGGGCCCGACAGCGCCGAAAGTATACATCAACACCAACTATCGCCACCGTGAACTGGATTTTTACAAAGCATAATCAGGCCCAGCTGTTTGAGGCATGGTTCCGCGATGCACTTACGGATGGCGCCGCATGGTTTTTGATGAAGCTGCAAACGCCGCTGGGCTGCCAGCAAGCCTATAAATGCCGGTTCACCGACATATATGAGGGACCGACGCTGGTTTCACCAAAATACTGGCGTTACAGCGCGCAACTGGAGTTATGGGAGCGTCCGTTGCTACCACCGGGGTGGGGCAATTTCCCGGAACTGGTGGTCGGCAGCGATATTATCGATCTGGCGTTAAACAGGGAGTGGCCTGAAGCATGACCAGCCCAGTTCTGAACAGGCTTTATGCCAGTGGTGGTGACGAGGTCATCATCGACACGCTGCAGATCACCGTTGGCGGCCACGATTACTGGCTTACCCGTGGCTGGGATGACATTACCGTCACGCTGGAGAATGGCGCTCAGGCAACGTTCCTTGGCTCTGCCATCGATGTGGCGCTACCGGCGCGAAATTCCGACGGCACCCAGGATCTGAAATTCGCCATCAGCAATATCGACGGCGTGGTTTCAACGGCGATCCGCAACGCGCTGGATAACCTCAGCGATGCAACAATGACATTCCGCCGGTATGTCTCGACCGACCTTTCGGCACCCGCTACGCCGCCGTTTACCCTTGCGATTAAAGAAGGGTACTGGACGGCGACGGAGGTGCAGATCACCGCTGGCTACATGAATATTCTCGATACCGCGTGGCCACGCTACCGCTACACGTTGCCGAACTTCCCGGGCCTCCGTTATTTAACTTGATGCTTGGCCCTCCCAGAGTTCAATATTTCTCCTCACCTTACGTGAAGGAGGATTTATGCTCGGATCTCTCAGGGAAATTGTCTTCTCCGTTGCAAAGCATGAAGTTGGACACTGGCTCGCATGGCATTGCTATGGCGGATCTTCATCTGGCATCGAAGTAAAAATTTTATCGATTAGTGGGCGACACACAGGTGCTTTTATCCCTGACATGGAGTGGGAAGTATCTACGGTGGAAGACGCCTGTAAATATGTAAAAGCCAGACTGCTGTGCCTGCACACTGGTATTTATGCGGAATCTTTTCTCGGTGATATTTACGACGCAGAACGCATAGGCCGTGAGTTTAACCACCTCGGTGCTGCAGCATCTGATTTTCACCGCAGTATTGAACTCGCCTGGGCTTACTGCAACCTCACGGGCCGCTCAGATCAATACAAGGCGGTTTGCAGCGAAATAGACCAGGAGGCAGCCTATCTGGTTGCGGACAATTTTGAATTTATTAAGCACGCAGCGAAAGCGATCTCAGACATGGCTGCTTACGAAGGTCAGCTTATTAAACTCCCTGAATATGAGCTGCAATCCATGTATGAAAAATTTAAACGTCAGAGGTGATGAATGGAAAAAGTAACGCTGTCCGTAAAATTTGACACCACATCATTAGATGAGGCAATCGAGAAGGTCAGGACCTTAAAAAAAGAACTAAGGGAGCTTGGCCTGCCTTACTTCACTGGCAATCCTCTGGCTGGTTATCAGCCACAACAAGAAGAAAAAGCCACCAACCAATAAGCCGCTTGAAGCGGCTTTTTTTATGAGGTGCCCATGTTCAATCCTGATAAATACCGTTCTGTCGAGTGGCAGAAGGGCGGCCGCCTTTACCCCGAGCTGGACTGCTTTGGCATCGTAAATGAAATCAGGCGCGACCTTGGCCTGGTGCCATGGCCTGATTTTGCCGGGGTCACGAAAGATGATAACGGCCTTGATCGGGAGGCGCGCGGGTTGATGGCTGATCTGCATCGTTGTGACCCTGCTCCGGGCGCGGGCATTGCCTGTTACTCCGGTTCAGTGGTGACGCACGTTGCCATCGTGGTGGAGATTGACGGCCAGTTATGCGCCGCTGAATGCAACCCCCGCACTAACGTGACCTTCCTGCCGCTGGCGCGGTTTGCGCGCCGCTTTGTCCGCGTGGAGTATTACCAGTGACGATACGAATCTACCCCTCCCGCTTGCAGGGTGAGCCGCTGGAAACGCACGAACACGAAACCATGACCCTCAGCGCCTGGTTTGCGCAGAATGTGCAGAGCTGGACGCCGGAGCAGCAGCACCCGGTCGCGGTTGAAATCGACGGCATTCCCGTTCCGCCGGCAGAGTGGCCGCTGTGCGTCATTAAGCGTGAAACCGACGTCAGGATGTATCCGGTACCCTATGGAACGGGCGCGGAGATCGCCTTGTGGGTCGCCGTCAGTGTAGCCGTTGCCTCTGCTGCGTACAGCATCTACATGATGAGCACGATGTCGCAGCCCGGGGGGGCTCAATCAGGTAATGGCGACCAGATAGAGCTGAATCCCGCCAAAGCGAACGCGGCAAAACTGGGCGATCCCATCAGGGAAATCTTCGGTAAATACCGGGTCTGGCCTGATTACGTGATGCAGCCGGTAAGCAGGTTCGTCAACGAGACCAGCATGGAAACCAGCATGTTCCTGTGCGTTGGCGTCGGCGACATGGTGATTAACCAGTCCGACATCCGCATCGGCAATACGCCGATATCCGCGTTCGGTACCGATGTGCGTTACACCATCTATCCGCCTGGTGCCACGGTATCCGGCGACGCGCGCACCGAAAACTGGTTCAACTCACCAGAAGTGGGCAATACGGGTTCCGGTACCGCCGGGCTGGATCTGGGTTCAAGCGGCCCGGAAACAGTGAGCATCATCGCAGATGCGCTGGTCGTGTCCGGCAACACCATCACGCTGGTTGACGTGTCGGCATCCGGCGGGGATGAGGAGATCCCGCCATCCTGGACAGTCGGAACGGTGATCACCGTGCTGGCCCCGAACTCTTATACGGTCGTGTCGTCCGGCGGTTACAGCGTTATTTATGGCGGGGTAGAGGAACTGGCCCCGGCTGTAGGCCTGCCGGTGACGCTGAACTATAACGGCAACGATTACGACCTGGTGATCGCCAGCTATGCCCCGGGCGTTCCGGCGGTACCCGGGGTGGGCGGCAGTTCCGCCAGCATTACCGCCAGCGCCGCACCAACCACCTACGACTTCAGCACCGCACCCGTGACATTCAGCATCAGCTGGCAGGGTACAACTTATCCGGTATCCCTGGTAACCAACTACGTCACCATGTCGGGCCTGGTGTCCTCGATCACCTCACAGCTCTCCGGCTCCGGGCTGGTCGCCCGGGATAACAGCGGGCGTCTCGAAATCGGTGAGGCCAGCAGCCCGTATGCTGGCGGGTCCATCACTAACAGTCCGTTACCTGCGGCCTTGTTCGGCGACGCGCCAGTCAATAAGGCGGGCGTGAAATCAACAGGCGGCACGGCGGAGGTCAGGGCGCACATTACCCTCGCGTATAACAGCGCCGCCGGAACGCCGTTTACCGGGCTGCCGGAAGGCATTCAGCGCTTCTCGCTGGGTCTGTACGGGAATCAGTTCCGCATAACGGACGTGGACAGCCAGACTGTCACGGTTGAGCGGCTAACGGTCACCACCGGCCCGGGCGGTGAGGCCATCACGACGCCGGATCCATCCTGGCCTGGATTCACTGAGCGTACGCTGCTGGATGCTATCGTGACGGGCGTCAGTGATGACTATGAGTGGGTGGGGCCTTTCCTTGCCTGCCCGGATGGCGAAACGGTGGATGCATTCGAGGTTAACATCAACTTCCAGAGCGGATTAATCAAATACACCGACAAGGGCAATAAGCGTTCAATGTGGGTGGGTATCATTATTCAGTACCGCAAGGTGGGGGCAACCAGCTGGCTGCAGAAGGCAAGAACGTTTTCACACAGCACTGAAAACCAGATCGGCTTCACTGAAAGCTACAGCGTTCCGCCAGGGCAGTATGAAATACGGATGCGTCGTACCAGACCTGTGAGGGGCGGCAGTACGCGTGACCAGGCGTTCTGGCAGGCGCTGCGCTCGCGCCTGAGCAAGCGCCCGGCAAAATACGATGGTGTTACGACTATGGCGCTCACGGTGCGCACCGGTAACCGCCTCGCGGCCATGTCCGATCGACGGGTAAACATCACGCCAACCCGCATCTATAGCGGCGGGAGAACCGCGCGAAGCATCAGCGGTGCGATTTATCACGTGCTTGAGTCGCTGGGGTTTACGGCCAGCCAGATTGACACGGCGGCGATCGACGCGCTGGAGAAAACCTGGTGGACGCCCCGCGGTGAGAAGTTTGACTGGGCGAGTGGCGAGAGCAAATCAGCGCTCGAGGTGCTGCAGAAAATCACTAACGCCGGGATGGGCTATTTCCTGCTTTCTGACGGCCTGGCCTCTGCGGGCCGGGAGGGGATCAAGCCGTGGGTTGGTATGATTACTCCCCAGGAAACTACAGAGGAACTGCAGACCGCGTTTAAGGCCCCGTCACAGGATGATTACGACGGGGTGGACGTGACCTACATTAACGGCACCACCTGGGCGGAGGAGACCGTGCAGTGTCGCCAGCCGGGCAACCCAACACCGATGAAAGTGGAGAGCTACACGCTGGATGGTGTGCTGGACGAGGACCGCGCCTACCGCATTGGCATGCGCCGGTTGCTGGGCTACCAGTTGCAGCGCCTGCAGCACACCACCTCAACCGAGATGGATGCGCTCTGCTATGAGTTCATGGATCGTATTGTAATGGCAGACGATATCCCCGGCGGCCAGATGCTGAGCTGCCTGATTACGGATATGACGTATGACAGCAGCAAAATCACCCTGACGCTCAGTGAGGCGCCGGACTGGTCGTTCCAGAGCCCGCGCGTCATTATCCGCCATCAGGATGGCCGTGCATCAGCAATGGTAGTGCCGACACGCATCGACGACTTCACCATCTCTGTGCCGTACAGCTCCGCGCTGGAGCCAGAATTATGGGCGATGAACGACCCTTACATTGAGCCACCGCGCCTGCTGTTCTGCTCGTCAGTTCGTGTGCCATATGACGCCCTGGTGGGGGAAATATCTCCGGGAAATGATGGGATCAGCCAGGTAACGGCAATCCAGTATCACCCCGGGAAATATCAATATGATGACGCCAGCTATCCTGGTGACGTCGTTTAAATTAAATCAAATTATCCACCCGCTTCGGCGGGTTTTTTTATGCCTGGAGCGAACATGACTCAATACGCAACGAATAACCCGTTGGGTTCTACTGATGCGCGTGATCTATTTGACAACATTCAGAATGCGGATTTTGCTGTAAACAGCATTACACAGGCAATCTGGCGGGACAGATTTGGTAAAAACAGAAAAACCTTCTGGGGAATGGAACAGCAGTTCTCCGCGCAGATGTCTGCTCAGGCTCAGCAGCACGCGGCGCAAATTACATATCAGAAAGAGAGGTTTAATACTCTCGTTCAGAACTCAGGGTATGAAGTTATTGGTAACTATGAATCAGGCCCCCTGACCGTTACCGATTATAACCAGCTGGTTCGTTACAATAACGAGCTCTGGAAATTAACCGCTTCCACACCTGTCCCTTATACAACCACGACCTGGTCCGTTGATTCGACGCGTTTTGTATCGGCTGGCGATGCGGCGCTGCGCAATGAACTGGTCAGGCCTTCCGGAGCGAAGATGGTCGGGCTTGAACAGGGCGGAAGTGTGCAGGATGCAATCCACTACACAACGCCTGAAATGTTTGGCTATGGCCCCGTGGGAAGCGGTACGGCGTCATTCGCAGCCGCTGCAGCTGAAGCGGTCAGTAAGGGTGTGTACGTTAAGCTTGATGGAAAACAATATGATATTGGTATCACTCCGGTAGATTTGCAGGGTGCCAGTGTGGTAGGAAACAGCAATACCTCTGTGAATGGTTACTTTAAAAACCCCGGAAAAATTATGGGATTCAAATACGGACTGCTGTCGGTTGGCCAGACTGAGCTGAAATCTCCGCGTGTTTTTCAGCTTCCAACCTCTTCGGTTAGCGGCAAATTCCTGGTGAACTTCGCCAGTAACCCGGACATCTGGGGGATCGGTATGCATAACGATCGCTCGGTGCATCGTGACACCTTCATGATTATGCGCCGTGGCAATGGTGGCGACTCCTCTCCCTGGGAGCACATCCGCAGCCAGCAGATTTACTACGGGCAGACGTTCGCCTATCAGGCGCTTGCCGCAGCAATCCTTTCTGGCACATTCACCGATTTCTCGGTCACACCTATTCAGGCTGGATATCCGGCCGGGTGGGGATCTTCCTTCGCAGGGTACAACCTGCATGTCATCGCCAAGCGCACCACGAACCCGGGTGATTATATCGAGCGCGTCGTTCAGCCCGATAAGGACGGGTATGTGAACGTTGGTGTGTATATTGTCAGCACGGGGTCAGCATTTAGTATAAGTGTTGACGGGAATGTTGTTGTAAATGCAACCACCCGGATGACCACCCCAGGAGTACGCATCAGAACGCTGCGGGTGTATGTGGGTATTGCTGATTCTGTCACTTTGCGGGTCACACACACTGGCGTTGCCGGCCAGGGCCTGACGGTTCTCGGTTTTAACCTGCACCGTCCGCGGGAAACACACTCCAGTATTGCCTACGATAAATTCGCCCTGTACTACGATGGCAGCGCGGACTATGCAGCCGGGGTGGGGGCTGGCGATTACGCGATGAGCAATGACGCGCTCGGTTTCTTTGGCAGTTATCACGGTGGGGAAGTGGCGCTGACCCCTCCGGTATGGCGGGTCGACGGTACCACGCTATCCACGTTTGTGCCGGAGAAACCTTACGCAGGCAGCGCCATTGACCTGATGGAGAAAACCCGGATCCACGATATTGTGGACACGAACGTATACCAGCGCTGGGCGGGTAATGGGCGCCATGAGATGTCGATCACCCTGAAAGGAACCAATGGTGTCCCGTTCGAGGTGAGCAAAATGTACCTCGGCATGAACGGAACCTACGATGCCTTCTCCCGGATAATTTATCCTGAGTATGCCGAGGGGATCACAGGCGCATCCACGCCGGACTTCCTGTGCGGCATGACCAACATGGTGGTGCAGGAGAACCCCACCACGGGCCAGCTCGTCTACACTCACTGTAATATTGAAGAAGGATTCCCGTCTGCCAAGGGAGGCGTGTTCGTTAAGACGACTGATGAGACGGGGGCGTCTTATCAGAAAGTTTATTACGCCTGGGTATATGATAGCCCTATGAAAATCAACAAAGTGTCAGCCCAGCTGGTGAAAGTGTTCTGCTGATTCATCAGCAAAAAACGAGGGGAGGTGTGTAATGACACCTCCCTTTTTTTACCTAACGATTATGAGTGAGGGACATGGATTTTTCGCCATTAATGCACGCAGCGGCGGCCGTTGCGGTCCAGTGCGTGGTTGGTCTACTTTCCGGGATGTGGGGCGCTGGCGGCGCGATAGGCTGCATGTGGTTTATCGCCCGCGAGCACACGCAGGCAGAGTATCGCTGGATCGCTGAGTTCGGCGGTGGCAAGCGCGCCAATATGCCATGGTGGGGCGGATTCGACAGGCGCGCATGGAACCTGCCGAGCCTTCTCGACTGGCTGGTTCCGGTGCTGGCCTGTGCTGCCGTTTATTTTGTCTCCATCATCTGACTTCTGTCGTCGGCATTGATAGGCGTCGCCGCATTGATCTGCACCCCCTTTAAAACTACTGTATATAAAAACAGTAAAAGGGATTGCAGATCATGCCCCGCAAATCAGACATTCACAGCGCATTTGTCGCTGCAATACAGCTCAACCCTAAGGGTTATCAATGCCTTCATACAGAAGACTTCATACGTGAGCTGCGCGCCAGGAACTGGCATTTCACCCAGGCTGATGCGAATGAATGGATCGAGCAGCACCAGACTTGCTTCGTAGACAAGACGCCGGACGGTAGCCAGAACCGCCTATGGATGCTGCGCAATATGGGGATGGTTCTGTAATGGGATTCCCTTCACCTGCCAGCGACTATATAGAGACCAGGCTCACTCCAGAAAGGATTTGCGGCGTAGGCATTGATACCCGCGTCCTGGAAACGTCATCCGGGTTTGCGGTGATCGAGCCGGTCACCCGACTGGTGCAGGGGCAGATTCTGCTGATCCTTAGGGGCGGTCAGACTCAATTTGTACGCTTTCTGGGAAAAGCATTAATCACAGAGGACGGCGAGGCGATAGAAGGGGACGCAGCTGAAGAGGTCGAAGTTATGGGCAGGGTGACTTTCTTCATCAACAGCACAGACGCTGATGAAAGCCCTGTGTAA